CCACCTGACCTGCTTCAAAGCCGACATAGCCGACAAACTTTTCAGTCACCCCCGCTTTGCGTACCGCTTCGGCCTGCTTGTACTTTGCAACCTCTGCCTGTGCTTCTGCCGCTGTTATTTGGGCGGAGGCAAGGGCCTCGGCCTGAGCGTTGTATTCCGCTTCGGTGAATGTTTTTGCCGGGGGCGGTGCCGCAGGCGGTTTAGTTTCTGCTGTCGGGGGTTTTGCTTCCGGAGCAGGCGGTGTAACTGCTTGCTCCTGCTCGTCCGCGCCCTCCCCAAAAAATGACAGGTTTACGGGCAACAGTGTTCTTTCCTTCATTCAACTTCCTCCATTTCTGTGCAATAAAAAAGACGCTTCTTTTAAGCGTCCTTTAGGCTGACTTTTTTCAATACCATGCTATTGTGTATTTCTGAGGAGGGGCTTCCCTTTGCATTAATTTTTCAACCCCTTTGCAAGCCTTGTGTGCGTAACGAGTTGCTGAACCACTTATACGAGCAAGAGAGGCAGCAACAGCCTCGCCTGTTTTCAAGTCCCCTCTTATTACACCAAATATTTCCTTGCCCTCCGGGTAATAGAAATATTCGACATATTCTTCGGTTAAATCTTTTAGCCGTAGTTTTATCAAAATATACCCTCCTTTGCATCTAATTCATCTACATATTTTTTGTAATTGTACTTTATCTCAGCCAACGCATGTGCTTCATCATAGCTCAAGCCTTGTTTCATCAGCTCTAACTCGGTTAACTCATGATACAAAAGAACTATGTCCATCTCATGTATATCTTTACCTTCTGCTAAGCGTTGCCAAGATACAGCCATGTCGTAATCCGGATCAAATCTCTCCCACTCACCGGTGTCACGTTCATGCGTTTCTATAAAAATATGTTTTTTGATGCTGTCCACTTCGTCCGGTGTAAAGCCGGTATTTCCGGATATCGCTTCTACGTCAGATTTTCGCTTTCTTATAGCCTCATAATATCTATCTGCGTGAGCATCCATTCGTTTAATGTCATGCCTTGATATAGCGCCCGAAAGATTCATTCTATCACCTGTACCCATTATACCCTGCGAGGCTTTAGAATGCAAATGGGGTTTTAGCACTCTTTTACGCTCAGGCTGTAACGGCAGCCCTGCGGCTTCACTAAATGTCCTGTACAGCGCATTACGGTCTTTTAACCGAGATTTGCTGATTGCAAGCTGTGTTTTGTTACCTGTTTGCTCAAGCATGATTATCTCACGCTTAGTTTTCCTTATTTCGCGTTCTATCTTGCGTTGCATTTGCGTCGCTTGATAGGCATTGTAAGTCCGCCCGTTAAACTCAAAAGGCGGCGGGTCAATGTTTTCAACTTCTTCCGGGGATAACAAAGGTTTTTGCCCTAAAAAAATCCCCCATTTCGAGTGCCGGCAGTTGAAGTCATTCATCATATCTTGCACGACATCATCGTATAGAGGAAAGCCTTGTGCTGCATGTCTGTACCGGGCGAATTGCCGGCCTTGCCACTCTTGGTGCGTTGGTCTTGCCCCCGTGTGTGCAGATATCTCCCAACCATCAGCCTCCATCTCATCAGCGTTTAACTCGCTTATGCGGTTTGTGATTTGCGACAGGCTCGTGCGAACAGCTCGGCGGACAGCGACATCAAGGTTATCCCTGTGACCCGTGCGCCAATTAATGCGCTCCAGCCCCCGCTCCGAGAGGGCATTCACAGCCTGCCGTATCGCAGAATTATAATCCACTGCCCCGCTCTGTACTTTCAGCAAAGCAGTGTCAAGTATGCTCTGATATGCGCCTTCCAAGGGCATACCCAACAACCCGAGCGAGCCTGTCACAGATAATAAATTTTGATTTACTCTCTGCGCCGCAGCCCGTATAAACTGCATTTTATCAGCTGATAGCCGGATATCCGCAGACCTTTGCATTTGCGCCATTCGGCGTTCCCGCTCAAAGCTTCTTATGTTTGCGTCAATAAACATCTGCTCGACTTCGTGAACTGTTTGATTTCTTGCCAACGCCACCCGGCTTTGTATCTCTGCCATGCTCATGCCCATGTCACGCAAGGCATTTACGCCAAAGTCTGCCGTTCCGGCTGTTTTGGCTCCTCTTTCAACCACATTTCTAACAGCGCCGTCAAGCCTGCGGGCAACATCTTTCAGGATATATTCTTCTAAGCCCTCATACAACCCGGCGATTACCTGCGCATATCCGTCAAGCTCAAGTGGCATCAGCATTAGCATCACCTTTGCGGGCGTAGATAGGGTCTAAGCCGGGGTAGTACCTTGCGTCTTCCGATATGTCTGAAGCTAATTCGTCCCGGGCTTCCGCAACAAGTTTCTTAGCTTCTTCTTCGGTCTTGCCCAAGCAGACCTCGTTTGTGTACCATTTGGGAATATTCCCTGCACCCTGCATTTGCAGGAACGCTTCAAGCTGTTCCAACGGGTCGGACAGCACACTGTCGTCAAAGAAGTAGTTCACGGAGATACCGGAAATATCCTTGCCGGGATAAGACCACACCGCCATTGCGTATACAAGTTGATTTATGCACTCTTTAAGCGCCGCCTGATTATCTTTTACGGTGGCGAAGGTGCGCTGTTTGGACATTCTTATTTCTGTGGCTGTCCGCGAATTTTCCGGCGGCTGTGACAGAGTGCCGTGTGCAAGCCCTACGGCATCTTCAAGCTGCTTCAAGTGGGAATCGTATACTTGCAGGTAGCTTTCCTGCCGTATTGCAGGGTTAAACATTTCAAAAAGCTTTTTGTCAGGATTGCCCAACAACCGAACGTAATAACCCTCAATGTTCTTTGGAACGCCTTTCCCTTGGTCGTATGCCACTTCATCAATGTACAGCTTTGCCAAGGTTGATTTCATCTCCCACGCAAGCTGGTTCTTGCTGCGGTCTACATCTCTTATGGCGTTTCTCGCACGGGTCAACGGGCTTTTGCCATAGGGACTTTCTAAATCAGTATTATTTGAACCGGGCGGTCTGTAGAAACCGCACAGCACGCCGGCAACGTCATTAAAAACGTACTGCGGCAAGAGGTTCGCCCATTTCTCCACAGTGCTTAGCGGAACTTTGTCACTGCCGAGATTGTCCCACAGATACGTCTTGGGGGCTTGGGCCATGCGGTAGACAGTATTTGTGATGGTGGTCGTCTTGACAGCTTCGTCAAAGGTCTGCCGCTCCACAAGCACGTAATAATAGCTGCCTTTCTTGTGCTTTGTGTAAAACGAGATGTCAAAGACCGCCCCGGTGATTTCATATCCATGAATCATGAACTGCCCCGGATAACAAAATTCTACCTTCATATTGCCGCTAATGGTTTGTACACTGCCATCTGCAGCTGCGCTTACCGTAGCTCCAACAAAATAGGGCTTCATGATAAGCCCTCCCAATGCCCAACCTTTTTCTGTTTCCGCCCGGATATTCCTGACAACATACCTCTGTAAAACATCGTCCAATATGCTGTCTCCCATGACTTCAAACTTTGATTCGAGTGTTATCAGCCGGGCGATTTCCATTGCCGCCACAGCTCCAACTCCGCTGCCTTCCATCGCCGGGGTCGTTTCATACAGCCACGGCGGGTCATTGGCGTATATTTTTTCCGCCAATTGCAAATCTTCCAACAGCGACTTGAGCGGCTTTGCGTCCTGCTGCGATTGTGTCGCGGCAGGCGGTCTCAATCTCCTGCGAAACCATTTTATCAGACCCATCTGACTAATCCCTTCTGCGTATTATTTTTAACGTGCTTGTCAAACTGTCAATAAACGAACTCCACGAGTATTCAAATGCGTCAAGCGTGTCCACGTCTACCGTCCCGTCATCAAGCCGCACCCTTGGTTTTTTGGCGTCCCATACGGCATTGTTAAGAGCGTTCTCCAAGGATTCACAGTTGCCCTTAAACAAAGAGAGCCGCCCGAATGCAAGCAGCTTCCTTGTAACCTCAATGCGTTCGTATATCCGACCCTTGTAAGCATGGGTGACACTTGCGCTAATGCCTGCGGATTGCAGCGCGCTTCGCAAGCTCTCAATGTATGTATTCACATGGTCGCAAAATATGATTCTGACCGGCCCGAACTCCGCAACAACCTCAACTGCGAACTTTACCGCCTCGGACATGAGGGTTTCAAACTTCATTCCGGCAGCACTCAGCCGTTTACTCTTCAGCACATATATGTCCCCGTAGTGCCCGACGATTCCCGATGCAACAAAGGCGTGGGCTGATTTGTTATCGCCCCAATCTATGCCGATATTGATTGAACTAAACTGCGGCCGGTCTCTTTTATCCGCAGGCGGAGTATAAATAAAATCCTTGTTGCACTCTGCGAACTGCTCGTAGATAAGCCCTTCCGTAACGCCCCAATCCCCGAGGCCGTCTACACGGTATTGGGCAGGCGGCAGGGACTCTATCCTGCGAACGTCAAGGGCGTCAAGAAACTCATTACATTTATAGGTGGTGGTAATTGCTAAAATATCGTCGGAGTCCTTCGGCTCGTCAAAAAATCTGCTTTTAAGCCAATGCTTCTCATGCACGGGGTTGAAGGTTATGACAAACTGTTTCCACAGCCAATCCGGTAATTCCCCGCGAATTGATAATGCCAAAGTCCGAAACGCCGATTCGCTTTGTATCTGCTGCGCCTCTTCCAGCCACACCCAACAAATAAAGCCGACTTCCACAGTTATTGACTTGAGGGAATCCGGGTCGTCTAAGCCTTTAAAAAGTATTTTCTGCCCTGTAGGTTTATAGATTATTTCCAATTTGCTTTCCTTGAACCTAAACAGGTGGGCTGCGCTAAGCCTGCCTGCCGCCCACTTTAATTGCGCGAAGGTAGAGTCTCGGTGCGAGTTGTAGTACCTGCGAACAACAAGGGCGTTGGACAGCGGATATTTCATGATATTGTGAAGAAGCCGGACGGAGTAGGTGCAAGACTTCTTGCTGCCCCTGCCGCCCTTATTGACGATATACAGTTTGCGGCTGCTCCATGCTGTTGCGTAGCCCTTCCCGACAACGTCCGGAAGATAGATTTTAGTCAACTAAATCGCCCTCCCCGGATATGAATACCGCTCCTTCTGCTTCCCGGCCGGTGTTATCCTCTGCAATCTGCATCTTGCGCTTGTCTATGTCCAGTTTATGGAGTTGCTCGGAGGCTTTAAGCCACAGGCGGAGGTTTACGCTGCGCCCGGCTTCAATTTCCAACTCCCGGTCAATGGTCGGCTTCATCTCTGTGGTTGTGTTATTGCGGGTTTCTTTAGTTTTGCCGCCTTTTCCCTTTCCGCTGTATGTAATCGTAGTATCGCCTTTTTCGGTAGTTACGTGCTTTAGGTTCATAGGGTGTGCCTTAACTTTTGCCAAGCGCTCTTGCATCAGCAACTCCCGTGCAACAGCCACTTGCAGAGCCGCCATGTGCGAGGATTCTATGTCAGTGGTCACGGCGGCCACTTTTGCCCGCTGTTCGTCCGTTAAGTCCTCAAGCAAGATAGTTTCATATGCCCCGTGTTTCAATGCTCTTTTTTCGCCAAGGGAAGCGCCGGAGCCGCCTTTGTTGCCGACGGCGTTTTGATTGCCGAGCCTGGCTTGCGGATGCGGCGAGTTTATTTTTTCAATCGGCTTTTGTTGTACATCATTCGTTTGTTGTACAACATTGGAAGCGACCTGTGCTTCCAAATTACCTTTTTTAAGCCAACCGTCACGGGATTTCCAGACCGCAATAAGTCTTTCGTCCTCGTTAAGCTGTTCTGCTATGCGGCGATTTTCAATGCTGCCGTTATGCTTCTTGTATATTTCATATGCCCTATCCCGATTCGGGCTTCGTGGCCTCGGCATCACCTCACCCCATTTGTTTAATCCCCTTTTTTAGGGCAATTCCTCTACATCCAAATTTCCACGCTACTATTTTAGCACGCAAAACAGTTGCTCCGGTACGAACTTTGGTAGGCTTGCCAATTCATAAAAACTCCATATTAATTGCAATGTTATAAAGAAACTCCCTGCGCCTTGAGTAAAAGGTATCTCGGCTCATTGGTATATTATAATAGTCGAAAGCAAAGTCCCTGCCCAGTACGCAGCTGTCCCATATCGCCGCCGAAAGCCGTTGCCTTTGTTCCTCGCTGCAGTCTGCTCCGATTAAAAACTTAGCCTGCTCTACCGCCCGTATCATCTTCGTATCGGTCAGCTTTTCGATACTTTCGAGCATTATCGCCTTGCTTGCCGTCGAGTCACTTACCCTGTTGCCTCGTAACTTCTGAACGCCGATAACTTCGCCATCGCTTGTCATGTGGTCAACGACCATGGGCGAAGGACTTCCATGCAATATTTCGTTGCGCCGCTCATGGTAGAGCTCTACCCGCCTGTCATGTCCCCGCACTAACCAGATGCAATGCCACTTCAAGTCTTCCGGTAACTTGTATTTTTGCTTTTTCATGCGATCCCTCCTGAAAGATGTTTGACAGCGGTCTTGCTTGAGTGCTATCATGTGGTTGGTTTGTGGGTTCTCTTCGGTTTTCTTTCGGGAGAGCCTTTTTTTACACCACCTCTCTAAAATCAATATAAGGATTCTGATATTCAAACAGTTTACGCTTGATTATATAAGCTTTATCTTTAGCTGTAGCCGGGGATTTTACATCTTCTACTACGTCACGTCCATTTTCCCAATAGGCAAAATCCGCTGTATAAGTGACTGCTCTGCGTTTTGCGGTTTTCGGTACAAGTTCAAATTTAGGCTGTAGTTCAAGGTTGGTTATCTCCCCCGCCTTTTCCAGCAACTTTAACTCCTGATACCGCCGTGCTTCTGCTTTTGAGTCAAATTTATACCCGTCTATTTCAACCTTTTTGTTGCCGTATTTGTTAGTTCTCATTTTGCCTCGCCTTCCTTTAGTTCAGGGTTATCGGTTGAGTTACCGATAATTTCTAACGAGTCATCACGCTTCGCTGACCACATAAAATTTTCAAATACATAATCGTCATACTTATTAAATTTGATATCCCAAAAAACATGATTCCAAACTACTGTACCTATGACATCAAAGTTTATATCGCTTTTTTTAACCGGAGAAGGTCTATAGGGGACTATATATTCCGGTTCAGAGAATATAGCAGCAGTTTCAAGTTTGACAATATCCCCTTCAAAAATAAGCCGATTATTTTTATCTGTAATCCCTGTGCATTGGCATACTGTGTCGGGGTCTACGTCTACATTCACGCCGTAATCGTGGTCGTAAATAAAATAATCATCTTTCCGTGTGTGTACATAATTTCCGCACACCCATTCCCCGTTATCTATTCTCTTTCCTCTGCTTAAAAATCGGTCTTTCATTCCTTTTCTCCTTCACGCTTCATCTACCGACCCGAAAAGCTCTATATA